GGCCATCGCCATCGCCGCGCTGGGTTGCCTGCTGGCCATCGGCTACGCCTTCAAGGCCACCTATGAAGCCGGCCAGCGCGACGGCACGGCAACCTGCGAAAGCAAACAGACCAAGTCCAACGAAAAGCAGCAGGTCAAGGCCAACGTCAAGACCAAAAAGGACCTGAAGCGCGCCGCCGACACGGGCAACGCGCAGGAGCTGGGCCGCGCTGCGGTCGAGCATGTTTTTGACCAGCTTGCGAAGGATGCAAAAAATGAAACTGCTGACCCTTTCGATTCTTGCGTGCTGCCTGACCCTCGGGTGCGCAAGTGGAATGCTGCCAACGCCGGACGTCTCGATCCAGCCGATCAAGGTGGAACCGCCGGCAAACCTGACGCAGGCGCCGCGGGCCCTGCCGCCCTTGACCAGCGGGGAGGCGCCGCAGCTGGAAGCCAATCACCGGGCGGTGGCCAAGGCTTACCACCTGCTGGCGACGCAAATGTGCAACCTGCTGGACTTTCTGGAGGTACCCCGCGATGAATGCAAACAATGGCGCGCTGCAGCGCATGACCTATGAGCAAGCGCGCAGCCTGATCAAGACGGGCGACCTGCTGGCCGTGCGCTCGACGCATGGCGGCTTTGCCGCATTGATTCGCTGGGGCACCAAGTCGCCTTACACGCACACGGCGGTGGCGATCTGGCTGTGTGACCGCCTGATGATGGTGGAAACGCGGGGCCTCGCGGGCATGGTGCCGGCCACCCAGCTCGGCGGCAAGGACTTCGACGTGATCCGCTGCCCGGTTGAGGACACTGAATACGTCGTCATTGAGGCTTTCAACATTCTGGGCCAGCCGGTCGGGTATGACTTCATCGACCTGCTGCGCATCGCCGGCCGGCTCTGGTTTGGCTGGAAAGAGCCCGAGTCCGACGACCGAAAGCTGGTCTGCTCGGCGCTGTCGGCCGCGATCTATCGCCTGGCGGGCTGGAAGCCTGCAGGCCTGCCCGCCATCCCCGCGCCGTGCGAAGTGGTGGCCGCTGCCGGCCCGGTCGCCATCGAGGTGCGCAGCGGTGGATGAAAAGTATCTGGAACAGGCTTCACGCCAGGAAGAAAACCAGCGTGAAGCCGCAATGCGTAACGTTCAAGCCCGCCTTGAAGGCACCGGCCAGAGCGATTGCAAAGACTGCGGCGAACCCATCCCCTGCGACCGGCGCGAGGCAATGCCGGGAGCGAATCGCTGCACTAAATGCCAATCAACTTTTGAATCTCTGAAGGGGCGGGGAATATGAGCGATAACAATGTTTCGGTGCTGGTCGAGCTGGCCGAGGTGAAAGGCCAGCTGAAGTTAATGATCCAGCTGATGCAGCAGAACCATGAGGCGACGCATCAGCGCATCAATGACTTCAGGCACGCCGTCGAGGGTCGCGTGACCAACGTCGAGACCCGCATGTCCACGCTCGAAACCAATGAGCGCGCCACGGCGCTCAAGGGCGCGGGCAGCGGTGCCATCGCTGGCGCGATCATGGGCGGCGCGATTGAAGCCCTGAAATACTTTGCGGGTCGCGGCTAAGCGATGGCTTACGACCAAACCACACGCGGGAAGGTGCGGACCAAGTACCTGCAGGGGATGAGCTTGGACGCCGCTGCCCAGCTGTGCAAGGTCCCCTACAACACGGCCCGCAACTGGAAGCGCCAGGCCAAAGTCGGCGGCGACGACTGGGACCTGGCAAAAAATGCCCGCCGCATGAGCAAGGGCGGCATGGAAGAGATGGCCAACGACGTGCTGGGGGGGCTGGCTGAGCAGTTTCTGGCCACCATCGAGGCGATCAAGGCCGACCCCAAGATGGACGCCACGAAACGCGCCGATATCCTGGTCAAACTGATGGACGGTTTCAACAAAGCCATCGGCGCCGCCTCTCGGGCAATGCCCAATGGCAACCGCCTCGCCGTGGCCATGGACGTGCTGAAGTTCATGACCGTTTTCATCGGCAAGAAAGCGCCCAAGTTTCAAAAGCAGTTCCTTGAATTGGCCGAGGCCGCAGGCCCCGAGTTTGTTGCCGAATTCGGCTCAGGAAACTAGATGGCCAAGCAGCAAAAGCTCAAGGACAAAGACTTTCTGGCCGAGCTGGCTGGCTTTGCCCAGCAGCAGCGGGAAATGGTCGAGGCCGAGTGCTCGGGCTTCGCCACCGACTACGCGGCCCGCGATATCCGACGCACCAGGGCGCAAAACGATTTCAGGTTTTTCAGCCGCACCTACTTTCCGCATTACGTGCGGTCTGATGAGTCGATTTTTCAGGGTTGGTTTTATGACACGGTGCCCGGCTACATCGACCAGCCGCGAGGCTTTTTTGTCAACGTGTCGGCGCCCCGAGGCAATGCCAAGTCAACGCTGGGCACGCAGCTGTTTACCCTGTGGTGCGTGGTCACCGGCAGGAAGTGGTTTATTCCCATCGTGATGGACAGCATCGACCAGGCGGCGCCCATGCTGGAGTCCATCAAGGTCGAGCTGGAAAGCAACCCGCGCCTGGCGATGGACTTTCCAGAGGCCTGCGGGGTGGGCCGCGTCTGGAATGTCGGCGTGATCCTGACCAAGAACGGCCGCAAGGTGCAGGCCTTTGGCTCGGGCAAGAAAATGCGCGGCCTGCGCCATGGCGCGCACCGGCCCGACCTGGTCATGCTGGACGATATCGAGAACGACGAGAACGTGCGTTCCAAAGAGCAGCGCGACAAGCTGGAGGCATGGCTGACCAAGGTGGTCATCCCGCTCGGTCCTCCCGATGGGACCATGGACATTGTTTACCTCAACACCATCCTGCATTACGACTCGGTGGCGAACAGGACCCACGCTAAACCGCTGTGGAAGCGGCACAAATTCAAGGCCGTGATCAAGTGGCCGGACCGCATGGACCTCTGGGAAAAGTGGGAGGAACTTTTCATCAATGAGGGCGAGGAAGACGCTGACGCCTACTATGCCGAGCACCGGGCGGCAATGGACAAGGGCGCGGTCGTGACGTGGCCGTCGATGCAGCCCCTGATCATGCTGATGAAAAAGCGGGCGGGCGATCACCACGCTTTTGACTGCGAGTATCAGAACGACCCGACCAGCGATAACGCGTCGTTTTTTGACAAGATGCAATTCTGGGTGCAGCCCTGCCGCGACTGGGTGTTTTATGGCGCCCACGATCCCAGCCTGGGCAAGCAGAACAAAAGCCGCGACCCGAGCGCCACGCTGGTCGGCGGCTTTGACCGTAACCACGGCGTTCTCAGCGTGGTCGAGGCCATTGTGGCGCGGCGCGTGCCGTCGCTGCAGATCGCCCACATCATCGAGTTCCAAAAGCAGTATCGCTGCATGCAATGGGCCTTTGAGGCGGTGCAGTTTCAGGAATTCATGCGCCAGCAGCTGGTCACTGAGTCGGCCAAGCTGTTTGTCCCGGTGCCGGCCCGCCCGGTCATGCCCCATAACGACAAGGACCTGCGCATTGAGTCGCTGAGCCCGCATGTGGCCAACGGGTTGATCCTGTTTTACCAGGCGCACACGGTTTTAAACAGCCAGCTGCGACACTGGCCCGAGGCCGACCACGACGACGGCCCCGACGCCCTGGAAATGCTCTGGAAACTTGCTTTAAGCGGCGCCTCTGGCCTGCCGCGTTTCAAAACCGGCCCACGTAAAGGAAAGAAAAAATGATATCTGCACGCGGCCTGCTTCAGGGCGTTAAAGGCTGGCTGAGCAAGCCCATTGCCACGGCCGAGACCGATCCGGAAATGTTCTTTCAGGCGCTCGGCATGTTGCCCAACCCTGACCCGATCCTGCGCCAGATGGGCCGGGCTGACGCGGTGTATCGCAGCATCATGCTCGACGCGCATGTGATGGGTGAGATTCGGTCAATTCGCGGGTCGTTTCGCTCGCACAGCTATCGCGTCGAAGTCGGCGCCGAAAACGACGCCAAGGCGGCGGCGGCGCGCGACCTGTGCGAAAGCTGGATGAACAGCGGCCCGCCGAATCAGATATCGGACTGGCTGGAGGTGCAATGGCAAATGTGCAGCAGCATCTTCACGGGCTTCAAACCTCATGAGCTGGTCTGGAATCTCGACGCCGACGGCAAGCTGGTGCCCGAGGTATTTGACCGACCAGGCCGGCGCTTTCGCTTTGACGTGAACGGCGCGCCTCTGCTGGTGAGCAAGTCCCAGCCAATGGGCGCCCCTGTCGAGGCTTACCAGTTCGTGATCTCGCGCCACATGCCGACGACCGACAACCCCTACGGGCTGGCGCTGCTGTCGAGCTGTTTTTGGCCGTGGACCTTCAAGACGGGCGGCTGGCGGTATTTCGTCAAGTACTGCGAGCGCCATGGCCTGCCGTGGCCTGTAGGCACCTATGCGCCGGGCACCAGCGAGGCCGACCAGGACGATCTGGCTGAAGCGCTGGGCAGCATGATCGAGGCCGGCTATGTGATCAAGCAGGAAGGCACCGGCCTTGAGCTGCTGGTGCCGCAGGGCGGCTCGGGCACGGCGCCGCAGCAGGCCCTGATCCAGCTGGCCAACCGTGAAATGAGCAAGGCGCTCACCAGCCAGGCGATGGTCGGCGAGCAGCTGGAAGTCGGCTCACGCGCGGCGGCCGACACGGCGCAGGCACGGCAGAACGGCGTCCACGACTCCGACCGCGATATCGCGGCGGCCGGCATGAATCAAATTTTTGCCTGGATTACGCGCTTTAACTTTGGTGAAGGCGTGGCGCCGCCCGTGCTGGTCTATTTCAAACAGGAAAACGCGGGCAAGGACCGCGCCGAGACCTATGACACGGCCCGAAAGGCGGGCGCCAAGCCCTCCAAAAAGGCCATGCTGGCAGAGCTGGGCATACCCGCTGCCGAGGACGACGCCGACGCGCTGCTGCCGGATACGAAAGCCGCCCCGGTTGAGCCGCCTGTGCAGGGCAAGCCCAAGCTGAAACTGGTCAATTTTTCAGGCATTGCCGGGCATACCTTTGCCAGGGCGGTCGGCATGACCGACGACCAGGCGCTGCAAATGGCCGCCGAGGCCGCCGACGACGTGCTGGAGGACTCGACCATCGAGCCCATTGCCCGCATGCTGGGCCAGTTTGAGGCCGATGGCAAAACGCTCGCTGAATTCAATGCGGCGCTGCAGGACATGATCGGCCAGCTGGACGATCAGGGCCTGCGCGAGGTGCTCGACCGCGCCCTGAGCTGGTCTATCTTGCGTGGCGCTGCCACCAATGCGCCATGAGCCGGTCCAAACTGCTCACCGGGTCGCTGAGCATGGCGCTGCTGGTCGCGTCGTCGGTCGCCGGCCTGGGCGCCGTCGCACAGGCCAGCTCGACGCGCTCGGTTAGCCCGAGCAGCCCGGCCCCGGCAAAAAATGCCCCGGCGCCCGTCGATCAGCAGCGCCGAACCAACGCCGTCAGGCGCATGGTCGGCGGGTACAGCGCCACCCGAGGCGACGGCCGCCGCGCAGGGCCTGGCTGGTCAAACAAGCACGCCCAGCGCGTGGCCAAAAAGGCCCGCAATGTGAAGCGCTCGCGCAGGGGCGCCCGTTGACGCTCTCACCCGACCAGATCAACGCGCTGCTGGAAGTCGGCGGCGGCCTGTTTGTGCTGGGCCACTGCCGGGCGGTCTGGCGTGACCGTCAGGTCAAGGGCGTCAGCATCATCGCCACGGTGTTTTTTTTGGTCTGGGGCGTCTGGAATCTCTACTATTACCCCAGCCTGGGCCAATGGCACAGCTTTGCCGGTGGCGTTTTCCTGACCCTTGCAAATCTGCTCTGGGTCTCGCTGCTGATTCGCTTCAGGCACGGGGGCGACCATGGCTGACAAGGTGACCGCCCGCGAATTCGGCGTGCAGTTCAAAGGCGCCATTGAAAACCTCAAGGGCAAGCTGCCCGAGGCGACCATGGCCTGGGACGATCTGGCCGGGCCGGTGCACGGTAAGGTTTTCGCCATCGCTGGCGCCACCAATCTCGACCTGGTGGCCGATATTCAAAAGTCACTGGTCGGCGCGCTGGAAAAGGGCACCACGATTGCCCAATTTCGCAAGGACTTCGACGCCTCGGTGCAGCAATACGGCTGGACCTACAAGGGCAAACGCGGCTGGCGCACGGCGGTCATTTTCAATAACAACATGCGCAGCGCCCACATGGCCGGGCGCTGGGAGCAGCTGCTGGCCAACAGCGACCGCCGCCCGTATCTCCAATACCGCACGGCGGGCGACTCCCGCGTCAGGCCGCAGCATCGGGCGTGGAACGGCCTGGTTTATCCGATTGGTGACAGCTTCTGGCAGACGCACTACCCGCCCAACGGCTGGGGATGCCGCTGCACCATACGGGCCTACAGTGACGGCGATCTGGGCCAGCTCGGCGTCAAGCCCAGCGAGCCCTTTGACCTCAAAACCCGCAGGGTGGTCAACCAGGACGGTGAGATTAAAGACCAGGTGCCCGTCGGCATTGATCCGGGCTGGGACCATAACGTCGGCCAGTCGTGGATCGCGCCAGAGCTGTCGCTGGGTCAAAAGCTGGCGAAGCTGCCCGATTATTTGCGCGGCCCGATGGTCGATAAAGCCGTTTCACCGGCCTTTCAAAAGGTGCTCAGCGAGCGATTTAAAGCCTTTCGCGCCGCCGCCAAAACAGCCCCGGCCGGCGCCAGCGCCGCGCAGGTGGTCGGCTATCTGGACAGCCGGACCCTCGCCGCCGTGGCCGCCAAGGTGCCCGAGCTGGTGCTGGATTCGGTGAGTGTCGGCATTTTCGACCGCCAGGCGATGCAGCTGGACGGCGCCACCAAGGCCAACATCAAAGCCGGCCTGGCCTGGCCTGAAGACTGGGTAAACGACCTGCCCGAGAATTTGCGCAATTACCGGGCGGTGCTTTGGGACATTAAAAATCAGGTCCTGGTGGTCATACCGCAGGGCAATTTCGACAAAGCGGCGCTGCCGAGGGCCGTGCTGCGGCCCAATGCCTCGACAAATGCGGGCTCGTCGCTGTCGGTGGATAGTCTGGGATCAGCGCCGGCCGCCGATCTGGGCGGCGACAATTTCCGGCTGCTGGTGGGGAGGCTCTGAGCCCGATTAAACTGGGCTTTTCTCGGGCTTAATTCGCACAGGTCGCGGTGGGTTTCTGGGCATTAAATGCACAAACCGGCCCCGATTTTTGTCTGCCACTGGATCAAAACAAACGTTTCTGCCCAAAAGGACCGAACGGGCTTAAACCGTTGATTTCACGGCGTTTTTGCCTTTTTTTTCGCCGTTTGTTTTTGGATCAATTCAAACATCACCCCCCTTCC